GCTAATGTTTGTTCAACATCAAAGAACCACATTTTATTTTCGGTATGAGGAGACTCATTAAAATATCGCATAATCATTTCCAACATTACACATATACCTTTTCTCATAATATTTTTAGCATTTGTGTTTAGGTCATACGTAATATGACCACCTTTATCTTCGCGTATAGGGTATGGATTTTTAGCTAAAACCTTGTTATTTAAAAACTTGATAATTTCATTTTTGCCCATAACATTACATTTAAATCCTTTATTATTTGATGATTTCGATGCAATATCCTTTAATTTAAACTCAATTGTATTCTTCTTAAATAAATGCATAAACCCAATAAAATCTTGCATTTTTTCTTTAGGTGTATAATATTTACTTCGTAATTGGTCAGTAAAACTACGCGAAACAGTTAAACTTGCCTTTTTCCAATTACGTGTTTCTTGAACTTGTACATATAAATCAATATGTTTTGCAGAAGCAAGTGCAATACCTCGTTTAAAACCATTAATATCATCTTTTATCATTATTTTTTCATCAAAATATGATGTTATATATTCTGCAACATCTTTGTGTACAACATTGTTGGCCAATACATCAATGAAATTAGAATTTTCTATTTCATATAAATGAAATAATATAGTTAATTTATCTTCAATATCTTGTGTGTCTAACCAATGATAAATAGTATATTTATCTATTAATTTCGGTGATATGTTGATATTATCATGTAACTCATTGTAAATATAACCTAAATGTTTATACCAATCACTTTCAGCGGTATCCATAATAATTTTATTATTGAAATTTATTTTTTCATCTTGTACAACAGTTAATGAATAATCCAAATTTTTTAGTAACAACTCAAACGGTTTTTGTATTTTTTGTACAGTCACTGTAGGTGAGGATTGTTTTTCTATATCTTTAAGTGGTGTCTTTATACCATCGTTTACTTTTTCCACAGGAAGTTCCATGTACATTTCGGTTGGTTTAAAATCAACCGGAACACTTCTATCCAAAATAGATGAATGGTTATCACTTAATTCAATCGGTTGATACCCGTAATACTCACCCGAGTTTATTAAAGTCCCTTTTCTACCGTATTTATCTATAATATAATTATATTGGTTCTCAATAAACATAGATAATACGTAATCTATTTGTTCAGTTGGGTATGGATTTGCGATTTGAATAGATGTAATAAGTTGTTCTCGTTTATATAATGGCTGTTCCTTAAATAAATCACGGATTCGTTTTGAAATTCCCAAATAGTTCATCTTTACATAATGTTCATCATAAGTTGTTTTGTTAATATCTTCCTTTGTTATTTCTGTATTTGGAGAACATACAAAATCACAATTCATATAATCACAAATACTACTACCAGATTTGTCACCAATTTTATAATCTATTTCCTGATTACTTGATAATTTCAATTTAATTGTTTGATTTTCTGTAAGTGTATTTAATTTCTCCACAGTTAGCTCGGTTTGACTTATATTCAAAATACAGTCAATTGCTGTTTCTTTCAAAATTCTGGTAATTTTACCAATTTGTATAGCTTTTTTCTCTGCATAACGATAAACATACAAATCAGCTGTTTCTGTATCATCTACTGCATTTGTTGCATGTAAATATATTTCTACATTTCGTTGTTCAAATGGTAACATACAATGACTTAAATTACGTACACCACGACCGATTATTTGTTCTATACGATTCATGTTATACCAAGGCTCTAACATATGTAATTGTCGTATGTTTTTAAAATCTAATCCTTCTGCTGCTGCTTTGGTAATTAATACAACCCTGACAAGTTCTCCATTTTTATTCTCTGGGCTGGTTATATACTTCAAATCCGCGAGATTATTTGGTGAAAATGATTTATCTCCTGTAATCATAACATATTTAGCTGGACGATAATTTTTTTTGTCATTTTCTTCCATTCTATCAATCGGTTTTAATGTGGTTGCATCAACTTGTTTTGTTGGTGGGTTAGCGAATAAAGACTTTGTATGACTTGCAAATCCATATCGGGTAAATCCCATCTCTTCTAATGCAAGTGCTATTGGAACAACACCGCCATCTATAAACTGAGAATATATCATTATTATTCCAGTAGAGTTCTCTATTGATTTACATATACTTGATATCTTACCACTATATGTTTCAATATTATCTGGGTGGAATATATTACCAAATTTCTCCAATGTTTCAGGTTTATATTTAAAATTGTGTCGTAGTTCAAATGGGGTTGTCGTAGTCTCATATGAAACAACATTAGATAATCCCGTTTTACCAATCATATTATTTATAATTTTCTTATTTGTTTGGGTGGTTTCTAAATCGGTTGGTTTCGCTACTTCATCATTTTCATTCTCATTTTGCAAAGACGTAGGGGGTGCTACAAAGTTATTATTAGGAAAAATAATATTTAATGCCTGTAATGGTTCTCTTAAAAATTTAAATCCAAATGACTCCATATTATCAAAAGAAGGCATTTCTTTAACATTTCCATAAGCGTCTTTAACAGATACTGAAGTTTCTAACAAGTGTTTGAGAATAAATTGGTACGCATTTTTTTGGTATTGACCAAGTAAATCAATATATAAGGGTGTCTTACTCGGTTTATCGTCAATAGGCTTGGTATTCATTTGAGTTGATGGGTAATTATCATATTGAATCATTCGTCCAATAGAAAAATCATTAGGATAAATACGATAAGGAAATGTATATGGATTTTCCCCTCTAACATAAGAAATATATCCCGTTAATTTACGTCGTAATAATTCCTCTCCGCCTTCAATAACCGTGCCATCTTCAAGGGTTTTCGGTTCTACCATAGTACCCTCATTTGTAAAGACGTCTGTCTCTTTAATTAAACTACGTTTATCAACAACGTTTAATAAATTGGTTAACCATATAATTTCACGTTGATTATTAAAGATAGGAGTAGCAGATAATAATAACAACCGAATATTGTCAGCGTATTTACAACACTGCATTAATAATGACGCTGTTTTTTTTGCCTCTTTATTATCTTGCATAACCCGAATATTATGTACTTCATCAATAATAACTAAACGATTATTAAAAAGTGAACGAATTATACTAATTTCTTGTTGTTTTAGTTGTTTACTTGATAAATTAGTATTAGCATCAACATGGGTTTTACGTTTAATATAGTTGGCAAGTTCTCCATAACCCATAAAAATATAATATTGTGAGATGAGTGTATTTATTTGCGAAACAACTTTAGACTTAGGAACATCTTGTATTTGTGATGGATTTATTTCTTGTAATAAGGTATTACCAATACATGTATTTAAGTTCCAAATTCCGCCTTCTAATTTAAGTTTTCTTTCATCAAATAATTGCAACCGAAAATTATTTTGAACATTGGGTGATGCAATAACCATTATACGTTGTGTAATGCCGGTTTGTTTCATATAATCACGCATTTCTTCTGCAATACCGATTGCACTACATGTTTTTCCTGTACCCAAACCATGATATAAAAGCAAACTATTATATGGTGTTTGAAATGAAAGGAAATTTTTAACAAATAACTGATGAGGCATTAACTCAAATTCCGCATTGCACATCTTTTCAGCTTGTTTTTTTATATCATATATTTTACCATCATATTGGGTATCGTTAAATTCTTTTCTCTTTGCAATTTTAATATTAAAATTAGGGTCGTCAATCTCTGGATATAAAAAATCATAATTATCATCAAGTGCTATACTTTCTCGCTGTGCTAATTCTTTTTTATGTAAAAAATCATTATTTTCTTTTGAAACAATATTTCCAGAGGCAATACCAATTTTATCTTGTATTTTTTGTTGATTTGCAGGAATATCTATTAGATTTGAATAATCTGGTAAAACATAATGAGAATCATCAAAATTATTAAGTTCTTCCATCGGTTTATTCTCAATTTCAGGTTCAAGTTCAGGTTCAATCTCTTGTAAATGATCTTTTTTATTAGTACCCGGAGAAGAAATTACCGGAGAAGGAGTAACTACAGCATCTTTCTTTTCTTCTTGCATGGTTTCAATATTTTCTAAATAAATAATTTGAATTATAAGTTCATCGTTTAATGTACCATAATAAGTAGAATTACCAACAGCTTTTGTATGTTTAGATTTTAAATTAGTAATAATAGATTTAAGTACTGCACCTGTAATTGGTTTGTTATTAATCCTACCGTTTTTTAAAAAATTAATACGATCTATATTTTTATTTAAGAAATCAATATCATATGTTTTATTACGATTACCATCAATCGTTAATATCGTCGTCTTATCATTAGATACTAAATTAATATTAGTTAACTTATAACATTTCTTATCCTTATCACATCTATATCCACTTGGGCAACGTTTTTTATCTTCACATGTATGTTCATGGTTAATAACTGGTATATCAGGTTGTGGTTCATTTGTAGATTCATTAAATGGATTCAATCCTGATATTTTATCTACTATAGTATCCAGAATACGCGGTTCATCTGGTTTAATATTTATTTTGCGTCGTGTTTTTTTATTCGGCTTAGAAGTATTAACATCTGGTTTAATTTTACGACTTGACATTAAAAAAATATATGTATATATTTTACACATATATTTCATTTATCTCGTTTTTACACCATTAGTTTTTTGATGATGTTTATTGCCTCACTAAATTTATCATAACGTTATATGTAGATATAAATTATATAAATGTTTTCTTATGGTTAATTAATGTATTATTAATATTAGCGAGTAATCGTTGTTTTTCTAAATTGTAAGGCCTCATTACTGAAATACAATCGTCATATGTTTTCCACTCCATTTTACTAACCTCTGTAATTTCAAAATTTTCTATATTTTTACTATGCTCATATGGAATATATGCCAAATAATATTTATGTTTATATGACTTATAATTAGAACCTGTATATATTTCTTCATATGGATAAATATTATGTATACTGGTTAAACATTGTCGTTCAATACCAGTTTCTTCACAAAATTCCCGAACTGCACAATCGTAATCTCTTTCTTGAAAATTACGACGACCTTTTGGAAATCCCCACTCGGGATCACTCCATTGGGTATATGATTTACTTTCTTCTACTAACGACTCAAGTGAATAATCCTGATTATTAAATGATATACCCTTTTTTAATAAATCAAATTTATCGCGTGAACAATTTTCCTCATGTTTATACTGATTATTGCATCCCGTATCTCCCCAAATATGTTTCCATAATTCAATAAACGACATTGTGATTAAATTATTCTTTTCACCAATAGTCATTTGTTTCAACATATTCATGATGTAATCTTTATTATTTGTGGAATATTTTCCACGCATAAAATCTATAAATCCAAATGTATCTTTACGACAAATAGATAGATATTGTATTTGTTGGTCTACTATACGAAATGCTACTATACCTATGCTCATGATTGGTAATTTACATAAATGATAAACATGACCATATTTTCCACAATTATTACAATAATTTTCACTCATTTATTTTATAATACGATAAATACTAAGTAATTATAATAAGGTATCTTTATATATTATCACACCAATGTTTTTTGATCCAACTGTATGGGGGCCTCATTATTGGTTTTTTTTGCATACTGTAGCAGAATCATATCCAGAACATCCAAATGAAGTTATAAAACGAAAATATTATGATTTAATTCAAAATATGCCTTTATTTATACCAATTAGTGAGATTGGTGATAAATTTAGTAGTTTATTAGATAAATATCCAGTTACACCGTATTTATGTTCAAAAAAATCATTTGTAAGATGGATGCATTTTATTCATAATAAAATAAATGTATCATTAAACAAAAAGGAATTATCTATGCCAGAAGCACTTGACCAATACCGAAATAAATATAAACCAAAACCAGTATATTTAGTTGAACAAATTAATTTAAGAAAACATTATTTATATGCTATTTTTATTCTTATTCTATCTGTTCTAATTTATATGTATTACGAATAAACTATTACAAGAAAACTTCTTCTCTTGATAATATAAATATGAGATTGGAACTATATATTATACTGATTGCCGGATTTATTATTGCAAATATTTATACCGATGGTAAATATACCAAGATGTTAACAGTTGGTAAAAAATATTATCAAATGGCGGGAGTAGCATTTGGTGCATTAATGTTATATATTTTATTTAAAAAGAATCCATTACGTGCTCAACAAATGATTGGTGCATCTAATGAATATTTACGGTATTTACCAATTGATCGCAATACATCTAATATGATTTCACCTATCTTGGATTTTACAAGCAAACAAAATATGTCTCCTGCACAAAATGGCTATATGAGTGGTGGACAATATAATAATCCTATTGTTTCTATGCCTGACACATCTAACCAGTATGCAGAGAACCGTATAATGAACTCGGGGAAAAAATCAACAAAACGGTCGGTTAGTGAAACAAAAAAGAAATTTGTTGCATCAAGACAGGACTGGAAATGTGGCGATTGTCAAACACAATTAACTGCGTGGTTTGAGGTAGACCATAAAGTACGATTAGAATATGGTGGGAGTAACCATGTAGATAATTTAGTTGCATTATGTCGTGAATGCCATGGAAAAAAAACAACAATGGAGAACCTATAAATATATTTGTTATTCTAAGTAACAAATATACAAAATAATATAAGTCATTTAATATATATAAGTGTTATTCACAACAATATGAATACTGCCGAAATTCTCTCCAATAAATATACAATTTTATTACTTAGTTTTATTATTATCGCGATTACTACATATGATGGTATTAATAAAATAAATAGTGAAGAACCTGACCGTGAAAACATTATAATAAATATGGTGGTTATATTTATTTCACTCATATTTGGTGCAGGATATTATAGTTATAAATCTAATTCTTCATCCAACTTAATATATCACCAAGTGCTTACATTTTTGTTATTTATAGCAATTATATTTTTGATATATTGGTTTACTACAATGGATGTAAAAACATTCGTGACATTTTCATATTTGTCTTCTACTATCCTTATATTAATTGCAATAGTAACTCTTTCTATTATTTTTATTATGCTTAGTAATTGGTTAAAGTCATTAAATGGATGGACTGGATTTTTTGTGAATTTCTTATTTTATATTCCGTGTTTATTGAACAATTTTGTATATTATTTAATTAGTGAATTTAAATTAACAACAAGTCCTGTATTAATTCTATTCTTTATTGAAATATTGTTATTATTGTGTTATTTATATATTCCAGATATTGTTAACCATATTACAAATCAAGACGGTACATTACTTTATAATAATATTACATTAGCCGACGGGAATACTGAAATTCAAGATACATTCTTTTTAAATACCCTAAACTCTTTCTCACTGGATGAACATGTAATGCCTGATATGAAATTTCAAATCAATGGAAATAGAAACAAAACTACCTTTCAAAACTATGCAATTTCTATGTGGACATATGTGAACGCACATGGAAGTAATAAATTAGCATATAATACAGAATCCTTAATATTTGATTATGGTGACCGTAAACCGAAAATAACTTTTTATAATAGTGATGACCAAGATACACGTGATAAATTTCGTATTTACTTTACAAATAATACCACATTAAATAATGATACTGATACGACCAATGATTTCAAAGAATATTATGAAATGAAACTACCATTACAGCGATGGAATAATTTAGTGTTTAATTTCAGTTCAACCCATGCGGACTTATTTGTGAATGGTCATTTAGAACGTACATTTTCATTTGCTAATGGAAAAATTCCAACTTTTTCCGAAACAGATGTAGTTACCATGGGGAAAAATGACGGATTAGATGGAGCTATAAGTAACGTTCGCTATTATACAAAAACATTAAGTAAAAATAAAATTACAAATATGTATAATATTTTTATGAAAAAAACACCACCCACATTTAATATGTAAGCATTTACTATATAATAAAATGAATGCAGTTGCCATAATTTTAGCAATAATTGTAATATTATTATTTTACATATTGTATCGTTTCTTTATGATAAAATCAACTGAATTATCCAGTACAGCAAGTTTAATGGATTCAAATCCTTCAATTCCCATAGAAAATAAACCTACCAGTACACGTTATTCATATGGTATTTGGATTTATGTTAATTCTTGGAATTCCAGTATACAGAAAACTATTTTTGAAAGAAAAAACAACATCAAATTATATTTTGCTGATACAGCACCTGTTTTAAAATGTGATATTAGCATGGACGATGGTCAAACATTAGCCGCTGGTGCATCTGCACCAACTACTACTCTTGAAATCACAGATAATTTCCCTATACAAAAATGGGTACATATTGTCACAAGTGTAGATAATCAATATTTAGATGCATATTTAGATGGTAAATTAATAAAATCTGGAAGATTATATAGTGAAGCGGTTACTGCTGACACTACAACTGGTACTACTGCTTCTCCTGAAAGTACACCAAAAACTCCTGCAGATGAACCTATGATTATTGGAGGAGGAACTACGTATGACGCCTACATTGCAAAATTCAATCATTGGTCATTACCCCTTGACCCACAAACAGTTTGGTCTATATATAAAGAAGGTAATGGACAAGGTGGTATGAATGATTATATTTCTTCGTATGGTATTGATTTATCAATACTCAAAGATAATGTAGAACAATCAAAATACTCAATATTATAAATTATTATCAAATCGTTTTATAGTTATATAATATATTAAACGATTATGAATACACAACCAAATATACCTACTACCTCTACTAATATAGAAATGCCACAAAGTGTTCAAAATGTTGGAAATAATATAAGCGAAACCATGAATAATTTATCTGAATCTGTTAAATCCAGTCTGGATGGGTTCTCACAATCGGCTGAAACTGGGGTGGAAGCATCAAGTGGGTTTCTATCATCAAACACAATTATTGCCAAATTCGTATTTCTTATATTGATTGTCATTGTTTTTATTATCTTGTTGAATTTAGGAATTTTAGCTATTCAATATTTTACAAATCCGTATGGAAGCAATCCATACCTAATTGATGGTACATTTAGTGGCAACCAAAAGGAAACCATTAAACAAGACCCAAAACAGGCAGACTCCATTTTAATTAAACGTTCAAACAATCAATCTAGTGGTATTGAGTTCTCATGGTCTACATGGATACAAATTGACGAATTAAATGTCGGAGACAAACATCAACATATTTTCCACAAAGGAGTTAATGAATTTGACTCTAATGGTCTTGCAAAAATTAACAATGCTCCTGGATTATATATTAAAAATCTATCAACTGGTAACTCTACAAACACTGCTACATTGAAATTAATTATGTCAACAACAAGTACTAATACTGATTTTATTGAGATTGATGATATTCCATTGAAAAATTGGGTTAATATTATTGTTCGTATGAAAAACACAACATTAGATGTCTATGTTAATGGAACGGTTGCAGGGCGATTAAACCTCCGTGAGGTTCCTTTGCAAAATTATTATGATGTACATATTGGTCAAAATAATGGGTTTAATGGAAAAATATCTAATTTAAGATATTACGATTATGCATTGAATATTTTTGAAATAAATAAGGTGGTTGCTGCTGGTCCAAACCTGAATTCGGCAAAGAACTCACGCAAATTACAAGATAATTATTTCTATTTATCACCGTCTTGGTTTACCGCAAAAATATAAAATTTCTTTATATATGTTAAATGGCAACGATCAATGACCTTTGTAACCAACGAAAACAATATCTATTATTTAATAAACCACCAGTACGGTATAATCCACCAAATCCATATCCTAATTTTACACAAGAACAATTAAATATGCGACGAAAAGTTGAAGTTTTAAAATACAATAAAAATTCAACACAAGGACCTCAGTTAACCAAGGCACAAAAATTAAGTCAAATGCTTACACGAACTTCTAATTTATCGCGATTAGTTTGTCCAAATGATAAATATATACCAGTATTAACATCGGCTTCGGGTGTACCTGGACCACCTATATATTTAGTAGAAGACGATAATGTTCCATTATATAATTATGCACAAAGAACGGATGTGTATGGAGAACAAGTAACGGAAGAGGAGGATGAATTTGGAATCAATGTAATTTCAAACCAAATAATATCATCTTCACAAGACCATACTACATTTTGTAATTTAATTATTCGCCCAATTATAAAACAACCATTTACAAATTTTACAATACAAACACCGGTTTTATTTCGTATACGAGGCATTGGAATGCCTTCTTCTACAAATGATTCTACTATTACTGCTAAAATAACACCAACGAATGGAACTACTAATAATAGTTTTTTAGTTACATATAATGGTAATCCTATCACTAATAATGATTGTGAAACTAAATTTTTACAAAATAATTCTATCACATCTACATTAAAGGCTCCAAGTACTGACTCTTATAATTATTTTTGTGAAGCATATATTGGATTAGTAGAATTTACTATTCTTTCATTGAATACATCACCTGGATTTGTATATGATTTTAAATATAATTATATTGTTGATTATACCATTGTAAATGACACAGTTAACAATGATATTGCAAATAATATACAATTTGAATTATATATAAACATTGACAAATCTTATGTAATACAACCTGAAGAAAACTGTAATATTACTACAGTAATTACTGATTTGCCAGAAAAAAAAGTAGTGTTCTCTAGTAGTTAAATCAAAGTGGTATTTAATCATCCTCTTTATATTCAATATATTCATCGTATTTATCTCTACATAATGGACAATTATCACATTTCATTACACATTCTTCACATATGTAATGAAAACAGTTAGGTATAATTAATTTATTAGGAGTAATCTCTTCATAACATACTGGACAGTTTTCCAGTTTTCCCGATTCTATGTACATTGTACGAAACTTTTTTTGCATTCGTTTATAATTATCTTCTGCACGCTGGTAATTTTTGTCTACTATACTCGCTAATGTATTAACACGATTTGTTTTTCTTCTTAATTTTGTTTCTAAAAATTTAATTTCACGGTCTTTTTCTTCTAATAGTGTTAAGGGACGCGGGAAAGGTGTATGTGATTTATGATATACGACTTTTAAACGTAGATTTTGATCACATATTTGTAAATTTCTTATTCTTGGTAAATCTATTATTGACATATAAGATACTGGTATCATACCATCAAATAATTTGTATTTATCAAAATAATCATGAAAAGAATCAATAAAATCACTTAATAGCGGTGTTTCTTGAGTACAATATATAGGTTCACTATCAATCCATGTTTCTTCGCCATCCTCACTACTTACCGTTCTATCAAAATACGCACTAATAATTGAACTTGGTATAGTTAACTCATAATATTGTATACATTTATTTTTGTTTGAAGTAACTGAATTCAATTCATATGTTGAAATATTATACTTTGTTTCTTCATTTGGAATAGAAGTTACTGTTACATCAGATAAGAACATTTCTATTGCATTACGGAACAAATCATCTCGTGTTAGTTTAGGCATTGTCTATTAATTTAAGATTGTAAATTACATATTATTTTCTTCAATTTTTTGTTTTTGTTTTTGTTTTTGTTTTTGTTTTTCTATATAACTATAGTATATAATGCCTCGCTGTCCTCCCGGAACTCGTAGATGTCCTCCAAATGTTGGAAAATGCCATAAAACTGGTAAAACTGGTAAAACTGCTAAGAAACAACCAAAATTAAAGAAATCTGTTGAAAAAACACCTGAAATTGACCCTACTAAGGTGAAACGTACTTGGATGGAACACTTAAAATGGTGTTCTAATCATTTTAATATTAAGTATGGTAAAGCTATGACTGATGAGAGATGTCGCCAGATTTGGAAAGACACTCGTTAAGATGATTTTCTAAAAACTTTATTTCATACGTATTACTCATTTCAAAATTATTTGGATATGACTTGACATCAAACTCATATTCTTGTGTCTTACATAATATACAATATGTCATAAACTCACACATTTCTATATATTTACTTACTGAATCATAATAAATAATACAATCTTTTATATTTGAATTATAAAAATATTGATCTAATAATAATTCCGGATTGGATAAATGTATTTCAGGTTCATATATATTTTTTTCATCGAGATATTTTGTAAATATTACATACATTGATTTTATTTTTATAACAATTTTTTTATATTTTTCTATTATCTCATCTGTTGGTGTATAAGTACCTTCTAATTTTATTGTTTTTCCACAATGGTTTAATATCCATTTTAAATCTGCTAATATTATTCGGGTTATTAATGTATTATCAATACCTACAGTAAAATTATGTAACATATTTTTTTCATTATTATATTTTTGTTCTTCTTTTTTACACTCTAATAATTTTTCATATATATCATCATTTGACCAGTTATATATTTCTGTATACTTTATTAATATATCCTGTATTAAATTACATTGTAACTTTTTTACATTTAATATTTGATTCGTTTCTTCTATTATAAATTTTCTTTCATCTACGGTTAATAACTCATTAGAGTAACTACCACCACGAACATTATCTATTCCATAAAATTTCATATATTTTTTTACAAAATAATTTATTTCATCATCTTGACATATTGATATTGTTTCTATTATACGGATTGGCTTATATTTTGATAAATATTCATTTATCAATTCACATTCTGTTAACACAATCTGCATATCTACTTTATCATGAGTTGATACATGCAAAAATAACTTGTCCTTTTCTAATAAAATTATATGTAAAAACATTTGAATAAATAATATAATATTGAAATATTTATATTATTTTAGTTCTTCATACATTATGCATGTGTATGTGTAGTAATATTACGTGTTGGGTTTAAACACATATGTTGTGTGGGAAATGTTTGACCAGACATGCACTTACTTTCATCATCTACTTCAATACAACCGCGTTTCCCTTGATATTCACCGACTAAACACCAATTTGTTTTATTTGAGGTAATTGGGTTTTGAATAGGACTATTATTGTCATCTTCTTTTGGTTGTTCCGCAGAATAATTTGATGAATTTATTGATTTATCTAATTGTTGAACAGCATCTGTGTTTACATTATTACGACTTGCATCTTTTAATAAAGATGCTGCAGATTGAATTGTATCTCCAGCAATATCTATACCAGCCTTTGCTACATCTGTTGCTACATCGGTTGATTTATCTATTACTGTACCTGCTGTATATCCAAATACAGATAAAACTTGTGTAAATAATGGACCAAATACATTACTTATCGTTTGAATAATATTATCAAGTGAAGATAATAATTGTATACCTAAAAATGATAATATTAACAATCCTGTTAATATAACAATTACTAAATTCTTTCCGCTAAACATGTTGGATTCGGTTGATGTCACGGGTACAATCGGTGATTGGGTGACACTTGCCGTTATAGGGGTTCTTGTTGTTTCAAATGATTGATTCATAATATATATACTATGAATAGCTTTTTATTGAAAAATTAATAAATAATTATTTGTAAATGATTTAGAAGTTCGTTCAGTATTAACTTATAATTTATAGACTTATTCTAATGACTTTGATTGGAATGTTTGAAACCTTTTTATTCGTAAGTTTAGCAATTACATTTATATTAATTGTATTTTTAGTATATCATTTTAAAAGTCGCATTACAGTTGTTGAACATAAGTGTGATACAATGTTTGAAATTATTAATAATATTGTTGTTGAAATGAACAATGCACAGCCCGATATTATTAATAATAGTCAACCTACCATGCAGATGAATCAGTTCACTCCTACATTTGGTAATAAAATAGATATTAATATTAGCGAAGATGAAAGCGGTAGCGAAGATGAAAGCGGTAGCGAAGATGAAAGCGGCAGCGAAGATGAAAGCGGCAGCGAAGATGAAAGCGGCAGCGAAGATGATAATGAAGAACAAGATGAAAGCGGCAGCGAAGATGATAATGAAGAACAAGATGAAAATGATAGTGAAGATGAAAATAATGTAGAAGAAAGTATTAATACTGATAAACGTGTTATTAATATGGATAATCTACAAGACATGGATACAATTGATACCAATTCTGATAATGATAATAATACTCACATTGAAGGTGTAGATGAAATTAATGATGCAAACGTTGAGCCATTAAATACGTATCATTTAGATATGCATGTAGAAAAAATGGATGAACATACAAATAATTTAGATGATAATTCAATTGTAAGTACAAATACTGAAACCAAACATACCAGTAGTTCTGTATTTAAAAGAATGACCTTACCATTATTAAAAACATATGTTATAGAAAAAGGATTAATAAGCGATCCAAGCAAAATGAAAAAACAAGACCTTATTAATTTAATTGAAACGAATGATATTTAGTAATTTGACACACCCGATAAATAAAACCACTGTATAATATATAATTCTATTTGTATATTATAATGAAATTAAATTGTTCATTTGCACCCGAATGTATACATTCTGCATATCCTATAATAAAAGAAACTGTTCCAAAGTCTGAACGTGGTTATAATACGAATAATAAATATTCCAAATTTCCTCCATTGATGAGTGATGGACGCTCAATCACTGCTACATGGCAACATGATGCTGTTGCTAATCATAAATTAGTGCAAGATAATAATATAAAATCAAATTGGAACTATCGTAAATTTTTAACCGATAATGCAGCTAATGTAATGGAACAAAGCTTTAGAGAAAGTTCTAACGATGTAGGATATAATTCACGATATGCTACTGCACCAAATATTCAATCTAATTTTGTGTCTAATATGGGGTCCCCTACTTTTTATTCGTCGGTTGAACATAATCCCACTACACTTGGACATACAACAAGTGATTTGAAAACAAGCTATTTATCCAGAGAAATTTTACAAGCACGTAAAATATCGCCAGTAATTACACAAGATGAACTTATTAAATCATTTAGTGCACCAAAACCAGAAATATAAGTATTTAATTATTATGAAATATAGAAAGATTCACTGTATATTTCATAAATGAAAGTAATTAGTTTTGATATTGGAATCAAAAATATGGCTTACTGTGTATTATCTTCAACGGATAATTATGATAAACCAATCATAATACACGATTGGAATGTATTAAGTATGGTTGAAGAAAATAATTCAATTACTTATCCATGTAATTGTAGTATACCAGGCAAAAATAAAAAAACACCATCAAAACTATGTGGTAAAAAATCAAAATACCAAAAAAATGAACAATATTTTTGTGAGAAACATGCAAAAAAAAACACCCAATGGATTATTCCAACAAAACAACATAGTCTTAGTTATATAAAAAAGCAAAAAGTACAAGACATTATTACTCTATGTAACACACATATGTTACTTATCCATCATGATGTTAAAACCTTAAAAAAAGATAAATTAGTTGAAATATTAATGGAATTTTATCAACAACGATGTTATGAACCAATAATTGCATCAAAAAAAATAAATGCGAATGATGTTGATTTAATATGTATTGGAAAATCTATTAAACGCCTATTTAACCAATTACCTGATATTGATAGTATTACACATGTACTTATTGAAAACCAAATATCGCCTATTGCAAATCGCATGAAAACAATACAAGGTATGTTAGCTCAATATTTTATCATGAAAAGTGATAATATACATATTGAGTTTGTATCTTCGTCTCACAAATTACGACAATTTAAAGATATTAGTGGCATTGTACCCATACAAAATACAATAACGCCTGTTGATAAAACAGTGAAAAACCCAAATTATAAAAGTCATAAGAATGACGGCATTTTATATACAAATCAAATCCTTTGTAAAAATGATGACTTCAATAAATGGAGTTCTGCTATGAATACACCCAAAAAAGATGATTTAGCTGATGCATTTTTACAAGGGTTATGGTATTTCAAAAACCAAAATATAATATTATATGCGGATGATTTAAATATAAAACTTGTATAAATATCATAACAATGGAAACGATTGACATTAGTTTAGATAACTTAGAGCCAATTTCACTCAATAAAGATAGCAA